AGTAATAATGATAAACTTCGTGCAGCTTTAAAATTATTACCAGATGATTTTGATTTAAGTACAGCGTCAGTTGAAAAAATAGTCGATGAATTAAGTAAAACTGTAGAACAATTACAATTTCTTCAAGAGTTTAAAGCTCCGCAGGAAGAACTTAGAAATTTATTAAATCCTTTAAGACAAATTTTAGACTTAAGCACAGAAATTAAATTAGGGTTTGAGGATGCTTTTAAAGGAGTTATTAAAGGAACAATGAGTGTTTCTGAAGCCTTTAGAAGTATGTTAAATAGAATTGCAGATTATTTTTTAGATTATGCTGCTCAAACTGCTGCTCTTGGATTACAAAATCTTTTTCTTAGTCCATTTAAAAATCGGTTTACTCCTGAGACAGATATTTTTGATAGACCTGGAGTTAAAGAATTACTTGCTGGAGATAGAGCTAATGGTGGTAATGTCATAGGAGGTAAAAGTTATTTGGTCGGAGAAAGAGGGCCAGAATTATTTACTCCAGGTGCTACTGGTACAATTACGGCTAATGACGCAATAGGTGGAGCAAACATAGTAGTTAATGTAGATGCTTCTGGTACATCTGTTGAAGGGAATCAAGCAAATGGTGAAGAATTAGGTAGATTAATAGGAGCAGTAGTTCAATCAGAACTTATTAAAGAAAAAAGACCTGGAGGTTTACTTGCATAATGGCTACTTTTCCTTCTATTAATCCAACATATCAAGCTCGTAAAACTACAGAACCAAAAGTAAATATTGCTCAATTTAATGATGGCTATCAACATCGGATTAGATTTGGATTAAATACCATTCCTTATACTTGGTCTTTGACTTTTGATGTTTCAGAAACAGATTCAGATACTATAGAAACATTTCTTGAGGCTAGAGCAAATGATGGGGCTTCTTTTGATTGGCAACCTCCTGGTAGTGCTGTTGCTTATAAATGGATATGTCCTGCATGGAATAAAACAATACCTTATAAAAATAGAGCTAAATTAAATATGGTTTTTCAACAAGTATTTGAACCCTAATGGCTACTCCTGTATCAGAACTACAGAAGATAAATCCTAGTAATATTGTTGAACTTTTTCAGCTACAACTAGATACTACAATTCATGGTGCGAATACAACATACTATTTTCATAATGGTGTAAGTGAAAATAATAATGGCAATCTTATATTTAATAATGTTGAATATACAAGGATGCCAATAGAAGCTACTGGATTTGAATTTAATGGTAAGCAACTTCCTAGACCACGAATTACTATTTCTAATATTTTAGGCACTTTTACAACAATACTTTTGACCTTACCTCAAGGATTAGAAGGAGCAAAAGTAACACGAATTAGAACATTAGAAAGATACATAGATCATATTAACTTTGATATTGGAGATATTTTATTAGAAGATGATAGTGAATTATTACAGGAAAATGGCAGTCTTGTAAGTCAGGAATCTGGTGATAATCCCCACGGAACTCCTGATCCAACAGCTACATTTCCTAATGAAGTTTATTATATAGATCGTAAAGTTACAGAAACAAGAGATATAATTCAATTTGAACTTGCTGCTAGTTTTGATCTTAATGGTGTTCGATTACCTAAAAGACAAGTGTTACCAGCAGATTTTCCTGGTATTGGTACGTTCTTCTCATAATGTGGCGAGATAAAGCACTTGAACACGCAATAAAAGAAGATCCTAGAGAATCTTGTGGTCTTTTAGTTATTATTAAAGGTAAAGAAAAATATATACCTTGTAAAAACTTAGCTGTAGATCCTAAAGATCAATTTATTTTAGATCCTATAGATTGGGCTAATGCTGAAGATCAAGGAGAAATAACTGCTGTTGTTCATAGTCATCCTGTTACAAGTCCTCAACCGAGTGAAGCGGATAAAATTTCTTGTGAGAAATCTGGTGTTAAGTGGTGGATTGTTCAACCTAATTTAAAACAATGGGGTTATTGTGAACCTTGTGGATATAAAGCACCTTTAATTGGTAGACAATGGGTTTGGGGTGTAACTGATTGTTGGAGTTTATGCAGAGATTGGTATAAGGATGAACTAGGTATAGAACTTATAGATTGGATTAGACCAAACGATCCAGAAGATTTTGTTAAAAATCCTATGTTTGCTGATTGTTTTGCAAAAACAGGTTTTAGAGAATTAACAGAAGAAGAAGATTTAGAAAAGGGCGATTTATTATTAATGTCAATTAGTAGTAGCGGATTGAATCATATTGGTGTTTACTTAGGAGAACAAACTGTTTTACATCATTTGCAAAATAGATTATCAAGTCGTGATTTATTAGACGAATGGTTGCTAAAATGCACAGGTAAGAGGATTCGTTATGCTGCGTAAAATTAAGCTATACGGAGAACTGGCAAAGTTTCTGGGTCAAAAGACTTTTGAAGCTGAAGTTAATAATGCTGCACAGGCTATAAGATTTTTAGTTGCTAATTTTCCTCAGTTAGAAACTCATATGGCAGATAGGCATTATAAAGTTACTGTGAATGATTGGGAAATAAGCAAAGAGGAATTGCATCATCCTAACGGACAAGAAGATATAAAAATTATTCCTGTTGTTGGAGGTGCTGGCGGTAGAGGCATGGGTAGATTCCTATTAGGTGCAGTAATGATAGGTGCTGCTGTTATGTTTCCTGGAGCAGAGTTTACTGGTTTAGGTTTTTCTGCTGCTGAAGGTTTTAGTGCATTTCAAGCAACTGTTGGAAATATTGGTATTGCTTTAGCTTTTCAAGGTATTTCACAAATGCTTACTCCTGTTCCTGTTATTCCAGAAAGAGAACAAGATCCTCGTTTGTCTTTTAATTTTAGTGGCATACAAAATACAAGTCGTGCTGGTGTTGCTGTTCCTGTTGTTTATGGACAAGTATTAACTGGATCGGTAGTTATATCGGCTGGTATTGAAACTGCACAGGTAGAAGTATGAGTAAAGTTATAGGTTCTGGTGGTGGCGGAGGAAAAGGTGGAGGAGGAGGCGGTGGTACTCCTACCGAAGCTAAAGATAATCTTGATTCAAAACAGTTTGCCAAAGTATTAGATTTAATATCAGAAGGGGAAATAGGTGGTTTAGTAGATGGTGCAAAGTCTATATTTTTAAATAACACACCATTACAAGCTGCTGATGGTACGTTTAATTTTAAAGATGTAACTTTTGAATCAAGAACTGGTACTTCTAGTCAAACAAATATTCCTATAACAAAAAATGTAGAAACGACTAAATCTACAGGTTTTTCTACTGTTCCTCAAGCAACACCAAAAGTTATACAAATTACAGATTCAGATGTTGATGCAGTATCAGTAACAATAACTGTTCCTTCTTTGCAATCTTTAAGTGATAAAGGAGATATTTTTGGTACAGAAGTTAAGTTAGAAATTGCTGTTCAGTATTCTGGGGGTTCATATTCTACGGTTGTTTCTGGTAATGCAGGAACGATTACAGGTAGAACTCCTGATACTTACCAGAGAGATTATTTAATTAATTTAGATGGTGCTTTTCCTGTGAATATAAAAGTCACTAGAATTACTGCTGATAGTACATCGAGTAAATTAGCTAACGAAATTCAATTTAATAACTATGTAGAAATAAAATATGACCAAAGAACATATCCAAATAGTGCATTAGTTGGGTTAAAAGTAGATGCAGAACAGTTTACATCTATTCCTAAAAGACAATATTTAATTAAAGGTATTAAAGTTAAGATCCCTCATAATGCAACAGTAAGAGCAGATGGAAGTTTATCTTATACTGGTACTTTTAATGGGACATTAGGTGCTGCACAATATACAAATGATCCTGCATGGTGTTTATATGATCTTCTAACGTCTTCTAGGTATGGATTAGGTGCACATCTTGTTGAAGCTGACTTAGATAAGTTTAGTTTTTATCAGGCATCTGTTTATTGTTCTACTCAAATAGATGATGGTACAGGTACAGGTAATACAGAACCTAGATTTAGTTGTAATGTCTCAATTCAAAATCAACAGGAAGCATATAACGTAATTAATCAAATGTGTTCTGTGTTTAGAGCAATGCCATACTATCAGGCTGGTAGTTTAACTATTACACAGGATTCTCCTAAAGATTCTAGTTATCTATTTACTCTTGCTAATACTTTACCTCCTGGTTTTACTTATTCAAATACAAGTCAAAAGACAAGACCTACAGTAGTAGTTGCTAAATATCTAGATTTAGAGTTACGAGATATAAATTATGAGGAAGTAATTGATACTGCTAACCAAGCTCGTTATGGATCAGTTGTAAAGAATATAGATGCGTTTGCCTGTACAAGTAGGGGACAGGCTAATCGTCTTGCGAAATGGTTGCTTTACATGGAAAACGTAGAGCGTGAGGTTGTGACATTTGTTACATCGGTAGATGCAGGAGTTGTTGTTAGGCCTGGGCAGATTATTGAAATAGCTGATCCTGTAAAAAGTGGAGAACGGAGAGGAGGTCGTATTCAAGCTGCTACTACAAACTCTGTAACAGTAGATGATACAACTGATTTAACTTATTCGGTTGGATCTACTTTGTCTGCAATACTACCTGATGGTAGCGTTGAAAATAAAACAGTCTCATCAATCTCAGGCAGTGTTATTAATTTAGGTCAGCATTTTTCAAGTGCTCCTAATGTAAATAGCATTTGGGTTTATCAAACAACAGATATTCTTACAAGTACTTGGAGAGTTTTAGAAGTTAAAGAACAAGACAGATCAAATTATTTAGTGACGGCTAGTGAATATAACTCAGGTAAATATAATCATATCGAAAGTGGTATAGCTCTTACTACTAGAGATATTACTAATTTAGATGTACCTCCAGCTTCTCCTACAGGTATAACAGCAGAAGAAGTTATCTATGAAAACACTGGTATTGCAAGGGTAAAAATTATTGTCAGTTGGACTACTTCTACTGATAATGTTTATGTTAGATGGAGGTATGAACAAGGAAACTATGTATCTCGTACTGTAGAAGGTGCTAAGAGTTATGAAATACTAGATACTATTGCTGGTAATTATACGATTGAAGTATATAGCGTTAGTGCATCAGGGTTAAGATCAACCTTACCTAACTCTTTGAATCCTTTTGTAGCTGTTGGTAAGACTGCTGTTCCAGCTAATGTTAGTGGTGTAAGTTTACTTCCTATTGATCAATCAAGTGCGATATTGAGTTGGAATCGTGCCACAGAACTTGATGTTTTATTAGGAGGTAAGACTCTTATCAGACATTCTTCTTTAACTACAGGTGCACAATGGAAAGATGCACAAGAGATTGTAGTTGCTGCTGCTGGAAACCAAACTCAGAAGATTGTTCCATTACTAGAAGGAACTTATTTAATTAAATTTGAAGATGATGGTGGAAGACAATCACCCTCTCCAGGATCAAATGATTCAGATTGGAATAATACTAGAGTTACAACAAATCTTCCTGCTCCTACTGAAAGGCTTGTTGTATCAACGATTGATGAGCATACTGCTAACTTTACAGGTTCAAAAACTGATACTGTTTATGATTCAGCTTTAGATGCTTTAAAGTTAGTAGTT